CTGTACTACTCCATGCGTATTTATGTGGACTTTCCGGATCTGTATTAAGAACTAAATCTAGTCCAGTTGTTCCGTTAGGAAAAGCGGATTTTAAAGCTTCTAAAGTGTAATATACATCTCTCGGTCCACTCCCGGAAACGGAATTAAATAAAGTTGTTACAAAGTCATTGTCAGCCTTCTTGTTATCTAAAGTCACTAACTGCGCGGTATTACTTTCCGAAACTTCATCCATTTTACCAAGCCTTGCGTTAAGGTTCGGTTCAGTCCCACGCGCCAACACAACCTCCATATTCGCGTTCCCACTTTGCGCCGCATCATCATACACTTGTTTAATCGCATCGTGCATTGCGCCACGAACTTCCTTGCCGTAAATTGCCGTTTTTATCTTGTTTAAATATTCCGTAATGTTTCCCATTATACTCCCGTTCCCCCTTCGCTATTCTCCAACGCTGTCACTCGCGCTACTAAGTCTGCGATTTGTGCATCCGCCGCCGCCAATCCGTTCGTGTTCGCCTCAATATCCGCTTTCATTTGCGCAATTTCCTCCGCCGACACAACGCTTTCTATTTCGCTTATAATCGCCTGTAATTCCGTTATACTTGCGTTAATATTTCCAATCGCCGCATTAATCTGCGCCATACCTTCCGTTGTGCCGCCTTCGAATTGCGCGAGACTTTGTTGTGTCGCTTCTAGTTCCGCTTTTGCCTCCGCTAATTCAGCGCTCAATTGACCTATGCGAGTTGTTTGCGTTGTGACTTGCTCGCGTAAATTACCGATATTATTCGCAACGTTATTCGCCTTTTTTTGGTATTGCGTTATAGACATCGATTTCTCTCCGAACGTTAGCTTCGATTGTTGAAGCGAGTTTAGGTCGATCGTTTTCTCGATAATCTGAACCGGATCTCGCCCCATCACATATGGATTGTCTACGATATACCAATCGCCTACATTAAATCCGTCAATCTCTAATCCAATAAGCGATAAATCAACGGCATTAATATCGAAGGTTTCAATCGCAGCTTTTTGGTTAGCTAAATACTCAACGCCTTTAGTGCGTAAGTTTTGCGGAAGTGTAACATCGTCCCAAACGACATTACCTTCGACAATTCCAAACTCTGCTTGAAGCGTTAAATCTTCGAGGTAATCTAGCCCACCATTTACACTTTCGATTGTTAAGCGTGGTTTACTGTCGCTTGATGATTCCGCATCTTCTAGTCGTGCGCCTAACGGAACAAGTCTTGTAATAACATCCGTCGGATCGACCCCTCGCGAAATACTCTTTAAATTCCTGCGTAAACTAATCGTCGTTTCACTAATTTCGCCCACACTCGCAAGGTAATCGATATATGTCCCGTCCGACTCTTCTCGCATAACTAAAAAGCCGCCCAATCTATCGAGCAGCTTTTCCTTAATCGTCGGATATGTTTTTGTGTAGTCGATGAACCGATATACGTTGTCAGTAGAATTCGTTACCGTAACGTTGCCTACTTTGAATCGCTTGTGTTCTTCCACTGTTTCGTTGTGCCTTTCGATTAATAACGCTAAGAAATCTCGCACAGTAGTATTGTGTACCTCGGCAAATCGTTGCGTAGAATCTTGCAAGTATGCGAGCTTTGATTCGCTGTTGTATTCGTCGATGAATAGTCCCGAGTCACTCATGCGATAAGTAGGCTGCAGAACACGACCGCTAAACACTAAATCGCCGCTTTTTACCTCGGTAATTTTAATAAGTGTTACTAACGGATCAATCTTTCGATATCCTGGGTTATTCGGGGTCAAACTGAATTTAAATTCGTCAACTCCGCTTAATTTGAGCGTTAATTGTCCGCTAGATAACTTCGCACCGTTTGGATATGGCGAATGAATCGTTACGCCTTTTGTGTCGGTCGGTCCGTCGAAAATTTGCACGAGATACATTACGCCATTACCTCCTTGTAGAATTCGAATTTAATTGTGCCGTTGCCCGTAATCGTCAAATTATTAATGCCAATCTCTAAGCGCAGTAAATCGCTTTTTGATTCGCCAATTGGCACGTTAAATTGCTGTCCACCTTTCGTTATGGTCATCGCAGCAGTCGAAGTTATCTTCGGCGACACTCCGTTTGAACCAACGTTATAGAGCTTAATCGTT